TTCGCTTGCTATAATATTGTTTATTTCATCTTGCGTTAAGCCCTCTATCCATTGTGTTTCGTCCCATTTCGGTTTGTAAAACCTATTCGAACATGGTGTTTCTACGCAATTAGATGGCGTTTCTTCGTTGTCTTGTAAAATAACATCCGCAACAAAAAAACCCTCTGGATCAATCTGCAATACCTTTTTCATAAGATCCCCCCCTACACTGTGTCAAAACAGATTTGATCCAATGAAGCATACGTCGTGCATGCGACTATTGTAAATTCACCACTAATGTTAATGTATCCGCGCCCACCATAAGCAAAACCAAAATACCGTAGTTGTGTTGGCCTATATCCCTCCGGAAAGATAAACGCAATCGTACTCGGCGTACCACCTGATAAAACGCCTTTGCAATATACGCGCCCAAAATCATCTTTGCGGAATCCAGGCGTAATAGCATTATAAACGCCCCAACTATTTATTAGTGTGGGTTCTATCCATGCTGGTAATGCTTTATTTGCCTTTTCAGACAAGGAATCGTTAATTGTTGATATGGAGGTTATGTTCGCAGACACTAGCCCCTGCAAAGTGGATATAGCAGTATCATTCGCCGTTAAACCTGCCTGCAAAATTGCGATGCTTTGGTTGGCCGTCAATATTTGTCTATCAAGTACGTCTATGGCGGCACCGTGCGCTATGGACATCTCTTGCCAACTATTTAAGTTACTCATTTAACTCAACCTTTCGGCTATAAGATTTCGCGCCCTCAATGTGGCCGTATCTTTAATATTCTGCAATTCAAAGTCAAGGTTTTTAGACGCTTGAATTATTTTCTCGTTTACCTGAGCGCCGTCTTCCAATAGTGCAAGGAGGTTAATTCCTTCAATGGCTGTGTCTTTCGTGTCGGCATCAGCGTAAAACCTACCCGATGCATCTTTTTTAAAGCGCACCCCGTTTAAAACCAATTCCCCGGATTTGGTATTTGCTATAAAATTTACGGCAAATAATCCGTCTACTGGTTTTCCGTTAAGCGTAAAGTCTACTTTCGCCGTGCCTTTATCAGCTTTTAAAGATATGGTAAATTCGTTCATAACCCCTCCAAAATAAAGGGAACGGGGTTGCTTTTACACAGCCCTATTCCTCAAAGATTAAACCTGAGTTTTAGGGCAGAACGGTTCTGGCTCCAGATACCTTGCGCCGCCCCTGATGATTACTGCCGCCGTGGTGTTTGCCGAGATGTTGATGACGTTCAAGCCGACATGAGTGAAATTCGAGCTTAGTGTCAATTTGCTGTCCACAATCTCGATTATCCCCTGCATGTGTCTCGCGCCAATCGTCAAGTCGGTGGTTGAGCTGCTGGTCAATGCCAACCCTTTATATCCGGATGCAAGTGCTTTTGCCGGATCTTCATC